AGGGTGGGAGGGAGGAGGCGCAGAGGAGGCGAGATGCCAGTGGGGTGTCAGGCCTGGACGCTGCATGTGCCTGGTGTTTTGTGGGACGGCGGTATCCACCCAGCCCAGGGGAGGACGCATTTTCCGGGAGTGGGGGGTGGGTGTGGGGTGAGGGTTGCTCGTGCGGGTCGAATATTAACGGCTACGCTGGCCCTTTGTGGGAGATATGATATGACCAGTTTTCCTTACGGTGAAACGGTTGTGATGCTTCAACCGACTGTTCGTGTCGATGATCTTGGCGACAGGGTTGAGGATTGGGGGCATCCTGTAGAAACCGTGTACCATAACGTGGCCATCTATGCTTCCGTTTCGCAGGAGGATGAGGCCGCGGGGCGTGACTCTGACTATGAGCATTGGTCGATGCTGTTCAAGCAGCCTGTTGTGGGTGCTGATTATCGTTGTAGGTGGCGTATTCGGGGTGTTGTGTGGGAGGCTGACGGGTCTCCTATGGTGTGGCATCATCCGATGTCTGGCTGGGATGCTGGTACGCAGATTAATGTGAAGCGTAAGAAGGGCTGATGGGTCGTGGCTCAGGATGTGAATGTGAAGCTGAACTTGCCGGGTATTCGTGAGGTGTTGAAGTCTTCTGGGGTGCAGGCTATGTTGGCTGAGCGTGGCGAGCGTGTCAAGCGTGCGGCCTCGGCGAATGTGGGCGGCAACGCGTTTGATAGGGCCCAATACCGTGGCGGATTATCATCGGAGGTTCAGGTTCACCGTGTGGAGGCTGTGGCCCGTATCGGCACCACCTATAAGGGTGGGAAGCGTATTGAGGCGAAGCATGGCACGCTGGCTAGGTCGATTGGGGCGGCGTCGTGATCGTCTACGATGACCCCAGGAAGTGGGCTAAACGTGTTTTGGCGGATGATGGCTGGCTGTCTGATATACCGTGTACCGGGACGGTGCCTGACCGGTTTGAGGGTGACCTGATTTGGTTGGCGTTGGATGGTGGCCCGCAGTTGCATGTTCGTGAGCAGGTTTTTTTGCGGGTGAATGTGTTTTCGGATACGCCGGATCGTGCTATGTCGTTGGCGCGTCGTGTTGAGGCTGTGCTGGCTGATGGTGTGGACGGTGGCCCTGTGGTGTACTGTAAACGGTCTACTGGCCCTGATTTGCTGGTTGATGGTGCACGTTTTGATGTGTATTCGCTTTTTGAGCTGATATGTAGGCCTGCGGAGTCTGAATAAGCTTATTGTTTTTGTTTTAATGTAATTGTTTGATATTTAATGGGGGTTGTGATGGCTGCAACACGTAAAGCGTCTAATGTTCGTTCAGCGGTTACGGGTGACGTCTATATTGGTGCCGCTCATGCTGGTGATACTATTGATGGTGTGAAGACGGTTCCTGACGGTCTTACCGCTTTAGGGTACCTGTCTGATGACGGGTTTAAGATTAAGCCTGAGCGTAAAACGGATGATTTGAAGGCTTGGCAGAATGCGGATGTTGTTCGCACTGTGGCTACGGAGTCGTCTATCGAGATTTCTTTCCAGCTGATCGAGTCTAAGAAAGAGGTTATCGAACTGTTTTGGCAGTCGAAGGTTACTGCCGGATCCGATTCAGGTTCGTTCGATATTTCTCCTGGTGCCACCACGGGTGTGCACGCTTTACTGATGGATATTGTTGATGGTGATCAGGTTATTCGCTACTATTTCCCTGAGGTTGAGTTGATCGATCGTGACGAGATTAAGGGCAAGAATGGCGAGGTGTATGGGTATGGTGTGACGTTGAAGGCGTATCCTGCCCAGATTAATAAGAAGGGTGATGCGGTGTCTGGTCGGGGGTGGATGACGGCTTTAAAAGCTGATACTCCTCCGGTTCCGCCTTCTCCGAAGCCTGGGCCGGATCCGAATCCGCCGTCCGATAACTGATACACGATTTTAGGGGATTGTTGATAGATGAGTGACACGGGTTACACGTTGAAGATTGGTGACCGTAGCTGGGTGTTGGCGGATGCGGAGGAGACTGCTCAGGCTGTTCCTGCCCGCGTTTTCCGTCGTGCTGCCAGGATTGCCCAGTCGGGGGAGTCGGCGGATTTCGCCCAGGTTGAGGTGATGTTTTCTATGTTGGAGGCTGCCGCCCCGGCTGACGCGGTGGAGGCTTTGGAGGGGCTTCCGATGATTCGTGTTGCCGAGATTTTCCGTGAGTGGATGGAATATAAGCCTGACCAGAAAGCGGCCTCTTTGGGGGAATAGTTTGGCTCCACGGCCTGATTGATGATTATCGTGGGGCCATCGAATATGATTGGAGGACCCGGTTCGGTTGCTCGGTTTATGATGTTGGTGGCCCGATAATGTGTTGGGGAGAGGCTGTCCGGCTGGCTGGCGTGTTGTGTACCGATACGTCTAGCCAGTTGGCGGCCCACCTGAATGGTTGGCAGCGCCCGTTTGAGTGGTCTGAGTGGGCTGTGCTGGACATGTTGGATCATTACAGGTCTGCTAATAGTGAGGGGCAGCCGGAGCCTGTGGCGAGGCCTACGGATGAGCGTAGGGCCCGGTTTACGTCTGGGCAGGTGGACGATATTTTGGCGCGTGTTCGTGCCGGTGGCGGGGTGTCTCGCGAGATTAATATTATGGGGTGAATAGTGTATGTCTGGTGAGATTGCTTCCGCATATGTGTCGTTGTATACGAAGATGCCTGGTTTGAAATCGGATGTTGGTAAACAGCTTTCCGGGGTGATGCCTGCTGAGGGTCAGCGTTCGGGTAGTCTTTTTGCTAGCGGGATGAAGTTGGCTTTGGGTGGCGCCGCAATGATGGGCGCTATTAGTGTTGCCAAAAAGGGTTTGAAGTCTATCTATGATGTGACTATTGGTGGCGGTATAGCTCGCGCTATGGCTATTGATGAGGCTCAGGCTAAGTTGACTGGTTTGGGTCACACGTCGTCTGACACGTCTTCGATTATGAATTCGGCTATTGAGGCTGTGACGGGCACGTCGTATGCGTTGGGTGATGCGGCGTCTACGGCGGCTGCTTTGTCTGCTTCTGGTGTGAAGTCTGGCGGGCAGATGACGGATGTGTTGAAGACTGTCGCCGATGTGTCTTATATTTCGGGTAAGTCGTTTCAGGATACGGGCGCTATTTTTACGTCTGTGATGGCTCGCGGTAAGTTGCAGGGCGATGACATGTTGCAGCTTACTATGGCGGGTGTCCCTGTGCTGTCTTTGCTTGCCAGGCAGACTGGTAAAACCTCGGCTGAGGTGTCGCAGATGGTGTCGAAGGGGCAGATTGATTTTGCCACGTTTGCGGCTGCGATGAAGCTTGGCATGGGTGGTGCTGCGCAGGCGTCTGGTCAGACGTTTGAGGGCGCTATGAAGAATGTTAAGGGCGCTTTGGGCTATTTGGGTGCTACGGCTATGGCGCCGTTTCTTAACGGGTTGCGGCAGATTTTTGTTGCGTTGAATCCGGTTATTAAGTCGGTTACGGATTCTGTGAAGCCGATGTTTGCGTCGGTGGATCAGGGGATTCAGCGGATGATGCCGTCTATTTTGGCGTGGATTAATCGTATGCCGGGCATGATCACTCGAATGAATGCACAGATGCGCGCCAAGGTGGAGCAGTTGAAGGGCATTTTTGCGAGGTTGCATTTGCCTGTCCCTAAGGTGAATTTGGGTGCCATGTTTGCGGGTGGCACAGCAGTGTTTGGTATTGTTGCGGCCGGTGTTGGGAAGCTTGTTGCAGGGTTTGCCCCGTTGGCGGTTGCGTTGAAGAATCTGTTGCCGTCTTTTGGTGCTTTGAAGGGTGCCGCTGGCGGGCTTGGCGGCGTGTTCCGTGCCCTGGGTGGCCCTGTCGGTATTGTGATTGGCTTGTTTGCTGCCATGTTTGCTACGAACGCCCAGTTCCGTGCCGCTGTTATGCAGCTTGTTGGTGTGGTTGGTCAGGCGTTGGGGCAGATTATGGCCGCTATTCAGCCGCTGTTGGGTTTGGTTGCCGGGGTTGTGGCACAGTTGGCGCCAGTGTTCGGCCAGATTATCGGTATGGTTGCCGGTTTGGCTGCCCAGCTGGTGCCTTTGATTAGTATGCTTGTCGCCCGACTGGTTCCTGTTATCACCCAGATTATTGGTGCGGTGACGCAGGTGGCGGCCATGTTGTTGCCGGCGTTGATGCCGGTTATTCAGGCTGTTGTGGCTGTGATACGGCAGATTGTTGGTGTTGTGATGCAACTGGTGCCGGTTTTGATGCCTGTGATTCAGCAGATTTTGGGTGCGGTCATGTCTGTGCTGCCACCTATCATCAGCCTTATTCGGTCGTTGATACCAGTCATCATGTCGATTATGCGTGTGGTGGTGCAGGTTGTTTCGGTTGTGTTGCAGGTGGTGGCCCGCATTATTCCGGTTGTGATGCCGATTGTGACAGCTGTGATCGGGTTTGTTGCACGTATTCTTGGCGCTATTGTGTCTGCTGCAGCCAGGATTATTGGGACTGTCACTCGTGTCATCTCATGGGTTGTGAATCATTTAGTGTCTGGCGTGAGGTCTATGGGTACGGCCATCTTGAATGGCTGGAATCATATTAGAGCGTTTACGTCTGCGTTTATTAACGGTTTCAAGTCGGTGATTTCGGGCGGTGTGAACGCGGTTGTGGGGTTTTTTGCCCGGCTTGGTTCTTCGGTTGCCTCCCATGTGAGGTCTGGTTTTAACGCGGCTCGTGGCGCTGTTTCTTCTGCGATGAATGCTATTCGGAGTGTTGTGTCTTCGGTGGCGTCTGCTGTTGGCGGGTTTTTCAGTTCGATGGCGTCTAGGGTTCGTAGTGGTGCTGTGCGCGGGTTTAACGGGGCCAGGAGTGCGGCTTCTTCTGCTATGCATGCTATGGGGTCTGCGGTGTCTAGCGGCGTGCATGGTGTGCTGGGCTTTTTCCGGAATTTGCCTGGCAATATTCGGCGTGCTCTCGGTAATATGGGGTCCTTGTTGGTGTCTGCTGGCCGCGATGTGGTGTCTGGTTTGGGTAATGGTATCCGGAATGCTATGAGTGGCCTGTTGGATACGGTACGTAATATGGGTTCTCAGGTTGCTAGTGCGGCGAAGTCGGTGTTGGGTATTCATTCCCCGTCTCGGGTGTTTCGTGACCAGGTTGGCCGGCAGGTTGTTGCCGGTTTGGCTGAGGGGATCACCGGGAATGCTGGTTTGGCGTTGAATGCGATGTCAGGTGTGGCTGGCCGGCTTCCGGATGCTGTTGATGCCCGGTTTGGTGTGCGATCGTCTGTGGGCTCGTTTACCCCGTATGGCAGGTATCAGCGTGCGAGCGAGAAGAGTGTTGTGGTGAATGTGAATGGGCCTACTTATGGGGATCCGAACGAGTTTGCGAAGCGGATTGAGCGGCAGCAGCGTGACGCGTTGAACGCGTTGGCTTACGTGTGATTGGGGGTGTTGTTCATGTTTATTCCTGACCCGTCTGATCGTTCTGGTTTGACTGTGACTTGGTCTATGTTGCCGTTGATTGGTAATGATCCGGAGCGTGTGCTTCATTTGACGGATTATACGGGTGCGTCTCCTGTCATGTTGTTGAATGATTCGCTGCGCGGCCTGGGTGTTCCCGAGGTTGAGCATTTTTCTCAAACTCATGTTGGGGTGCACGGCTCGGAGTGGCGCGGGTTTAATGTGAAGCCTCGCGAGGTGACATTACCGGTATTGGTGTCGGGTGTTGATCCGGATCCGGATGGCGGGTTTCGTGACGGTTTTTTGAAGGCGTATGACGAGTTGTGGTCTGCTTTTCCTCCCGGGGAGGAGGGGGAGTTGTCGGTGAAGACTCCTGCCGGCCGTGAGCGTGTGCTAAAATGCCGGTTTGATTCGGTGGATGACACGTTTACGGTTGATCCGGTGAATCGTGGCTATGCGCGCTATGTGATTCATTTGACAGCTTATGACCCGTTTTGGTATGGGGATGAGCAAAAGTTTCGTTTCAGTAACGCGAAGTTGCAGGATTGGTTGGGTGGCGGCCCTGTCGGCAAGAATGGTACGGCGTTTCCCGTGGTGTTGACGCCTGGTGTGGGCTTTGGCTGGGATAACCTGTCTAACAGGGGTGATGTGCCGGCGTGGCCTGTGATTCGTGTCGAGGGTCCTTTAGATTCGTGGTCTGTGCAGATTGATGGTTTGCGTGTGTCTTCGGAGTATCCTGTCGAGGAGTTTGATTGGATTACTATTGACACGGATCCTCGTAAACAGTCTGCATTGTTGAACGGGTTTGAGGATGTGATGGATCGTTTGACAGAGTGGGAGTTTGCGCCTATCCCGCCTGGCGGTTCTAAGAGTGTGAATATTGAGATGGTTGGTTTGGGTGCCATTGTTGTGTCGGTACAGTACAGGTTTTTGAGGGCTTGGTGAACGGTTGTGGCTGGTCTTGTTCCGCAGATAACATTATTTACACCTGATTATCACCGTGTGGCCCCTATCAATTTTTTTGAATCGTTGAAATTGTCGTTGAAGTGGAATGGTTTGTCGACGTTGGAGTTGGTGGTATCGGGGGATCATTCCAGGCTTGAAGGGTTGACGAAGCCGGGTGCACGGCTGGTTGTTGATTATGGTGGTGGCCAGATTTTTTCTGGGCCTGTGCGTAGGGTGCATGGTGTGGGTCCTTGGCGTTCTTCGCGGGTGACTATCACGTGTGAGGATGATATCCGCCTGTTGTGGCGTATGCTGATGTGGCCTGTGAATTATCGTCCTGGTATGGTTGGTATGGAGTGGCGTGCCGACAGGGATTATGCCCACTATTCGGGTGCGGCGGAGTCGGTTGCTAAGCAGGTGTTGGGGGATAATGCTTGGCGTTTTCCGCCTGGTTTGTTTATGACCGATGATGAGAAGCGTGGACGCTATATTAAGGATTTTCAGGTGCGGTTTCACGTGTTTGCCGATAAACTGTTGCCGGTGTTGTCGTGGGCTCGGATGACTGTTTCGGTGAACCAGTTTGAGAATAAGGTGAAGGATCAGCGTGGTTTAGTGTTTGATTGTGTGCCTGCTGTGACCCGTAGCCATGTGTTGACTGCCGAGTCTGGGTCGATTGTGTCGTGGGAGTATGTGAGGGATGCCCCTAAGGCTACTTCGGTGGTTGTGGGTGGCCGCGGCGAGGGTAAGGATCGGCTGTTTTGCGAGGATGTTGATTCGGCGGCCGAGGATGAATGGTTTGATCGTGTAGAGGTGTTTAAGGATGCTCGTAACACGGATTCTGAACATGTGCATCTCATCGATGAGGCTGAGCAGGTGTTGGGGGAGTTGGGGGCCACGTCTGGGTTTAAGATCGAGTTGGCTG